GTTCAAACTTTTTAAAAATAGTTTTAATTACCGTAGCACCACTAACATTAGCAGCGTCTTCAAGCAAGTCTGAAAGATAATACTCATCATTCAAAGAATTAAATGAGCATCCATACAAATTAAGAAGATAGTGTTTCCCCATATTACAAAGGATTATCCTCCACTTCCTGAATCATTTTACTGATAACATTTTCGGTTCCATCCATCGTCTTTACTGCAAACAAAGACGACTTTTGATACTTTTTTAATTTCTTGTATTTCTTTAGAAGTCTATTAATGTCCGACTGGGGCATTTCAACTTCAACTTCAAATCCGTCACTCATCTTCCTTTCTTCTTTTTCTCAGGTTGTTTATAACCCCAGAGTTTAGGGTTGGTTCTTCCATATCCAAAATCAATCTTCTGAACTACACCAGTACCATAAGTGTCATAATACAAATCAAAGATATCAGATCTCTTTCCCCTAACCAAATCAATATATTCTTTTCCATCAAGAACATACCAAATCAAATAAGCGTCATTTGGGAATGAAGAATCTTTTGCTCTTTCTACTGTTGTTTTTTCTAAAAGAATATCGCAACTGTATTTGTTTGGCAGAAGAGTTTTATCTTCATTTTCATAGTCCATATGACTCTTCTCCTGTTCTACAGCTACTGTCACGAACGACCACCCCACTGAATATCGGGATATGCTTCTTTTACATTATCAAAAGTTATTTTGTATTTATCTGTCAGTCGCTTATCTTTTGTAAAAATTAATACTTCAGCTTCTTTAGGATGAAGACCACGCAGAAGATTGATAAACATCATTTCTCTACGAATGGTGTTTAGACTGTTATTACCACCTTTTACAAAGTGATAAAGGTTCTGGAATTCTTTGCGAAGTGATGTGCGTCCTCTGCCGTCAAGATCTTGTCCCGTTGCAGAAGTACCACCTGCTGCTTCTTTAGAAAGGTTTTCGGACAATGTGCCAGAATACACCGATTGCTCATCAGCATTAGCATAAGGAACATCACCTTCAGGAAGAAGACTAATTACAGTTTCGTCAAAGTTCCAAATAAAAATAGACTTCAACGAATCGTGTTCATAAGTCTTAAGCACTTCAACCTTCTTTGCATTAGAACGTTGCTTAGATGCAAGTTCTAAAATTTCGAAAATGAAAGGATTTGATGGAAGAGATTCGATCGAGTTACTCGTCGTCTTCTTCTTCGTAGTCGTAGTCGTCATAATTGTTTTCAAATCTTACTGCTAAAATTTCATCAGGAAGTACATTCCCGTTTTCATCAAACATCTCTGGATGCGTATATGCAATGTTGTTGGTGTAGAAATGTTCTTTTGCTAACCATCCTACCACACCTCCAACAAAAAAGAACATTATTGAAACGAGAGTACTGATGGTGAGAGTTACTGCTAACATCTTTTTTCTCCAGAGAATTTTATTTTTTCCTGATATCCAAGTAGAAGTTCAGGTGTAAAACAATTTCTCTTCGCAAGAAGGTAACCATTTTACCAAACTTTACTTGAAAAGTTTTCGGTGCTTCTGGTTTGTTCCTCCTATTACGTAACAGTAATTCAATACCCCGATTAATCTGGGGTTCTGACTTATTTAGTTTGTTTCTTCCGTCTTCCAGGTCTCTTGTCATAGCTATATTTCATTGCATCCTCTAAGATGCCATACAAATAGTTTTTAATTTTTCTTGCCTGAGGTTTAGGAATGTGCCCATAACCCTCACGAAGTTGTTTGTGCATTTCATCAGTTCCGCCTTCAAGATAATCATCCAAATCCATTACTAAACTATTGATTTCATTTGCAGTTGTGCTTTTGATAAATTCATCAACTTCAATCTTTTTTGTTCCACGAACTTTTAGATAGTCATAAAACTTCAACACAAACTGTCCATTAAAAGCATAGTCGATTGCTTTCTCAACATCGTTATAAACTTCGTGAAAGTTACTATCCATTAAACTAGATTTTGCTCCTTCAAATATTGAACAGTGTCGGTGCAGCCGCCAAGATGATTTTCATCAACAATTACTTGTGGGAAAGTAGAACCTTGTCCAAATTCTGCATAGAATTCTTCACGACTAAAATCAACACCCAATTTATAAACTACGTGCTGTAGTTCTGCTAACTGTAGCACCTGTTGAACTTTTGTGCAATATGGGCAACCGTCTTTAGAATAAATTGTAAATTTCATAATTTGAATAAAACTGAAAGTTATTTAGTGTTAACAGGAATTCCTTGACCCTCAGGAAGACAAACCTGTTGTTGAAGTTCTATAGGAGGTAGTTTTTCTTTTGCTGCAGGTAAACCTTGTTGCCCAGGAAGTTGTTTATCTGTCGTAGAAGTAACATCAATTACTTGATCAAGAATAAACTTTGCTTTTCTGTAAATTCTTTCCTTTGGAGATAACTCACATAGCATTCTGGCATCGTGTTCATCGCCACAATGTGCAATGACTTTACCAGACCAACGCGATACTACTTCCCAATACTC